TTCTATAGATACTCCTGATAATTTTGCTGAAGCAGATACGATTGACATTGCTGTATCAAATTTAGATAAATCAAGAGCAGAAGAACTAAATGCCATAGACATAACATCAGTAACTCTTGTCATCTCATCAGCCTCTAAACCAAATCCACGAAGTGTTTGTGCAGACACACGAGCAGATTCTGCAAGGTCTTCACCTGTTGCCAACGCAAGATTTAAAGTAGCTTTGGTAACTTTTTCGATTTCTGAAGCACTAAATCCTAATTTTGAAAAGTTTAACTGTAATTCTGAAACATTCGTAGCAGTAAAACGAGTTGACGCTCCTAAATCTCTAGCATTTTTTTCCAACATAGCAAATTCTGAAGCAGTTGCTCCTGATATTGCTTTTACCTTTGCCATTTCTTGTTCAAAGTTTTGAAATACTTTTAAAGCAGAACCGCCCATAACAGCAACAGGCGTACCAAAACCCAAAGCCATTGATTTGCCTGCTTGTGTTGCAGACCTACCAAAAGACTTTAACTTTCGATTTACCTTTCTTAAGTCTTTATCAAGCTGTTTAGTATTTAATGTAATACTACCAAACAAACTTCCTATTTTAGTTGCCATCTTGCCACGCCTTAATTTGTTCTAATGCTACCCTAAATTTAGTAATTTTATTATCAAACTCTTCTTTTGAATTTACTACTTCTTTTTCTTTAGGCATGAAATCGCTGATTTCATACGGTTTAGGTTTTTTCTTATCGTTTCTATTAATTTCTGCCAATATCCAACAAATTTTCGCATAATTGTATTCATCTCGTTGCCTAACTTTTTCATATACTTTTTGATATGCTTGCATTTCATGTTTATCTGCATTTAAAAACTCCTCTTTACTTAATCCATAACAAATTTTTGCTAGAGCCTGATACTCTAGCCATCTTCTTTTTTTGTTTTTTCTTCTTCCTTTTGCTTGTTATCAGAATCTAATAGACCACTTTCATCTATTATTTTTTTCATAACATTTGGTAACTCGTTTAGAGGTGGTAAATGATTAGCATGGTCTAGTGGGTCGCCATCTAATCCTAAACAAGCACAGGCAAGATTTATTGACGCACTTATTGGTTGCGTTTCAAATTGAGATATAGTTCCACCACTTAACTCAAATTTCATCATTGCTCTGTTATCTATTTTTGCTTCTACTTCTTTTCCTTTGTATTTTATTTTTGCCATAATTTTCCTTTTAATTTACATAAGTTATAGCACCTTTAATTTTTAAAGATACTGTTGTTTCTACAATGCCATCTATAGGTTTTGTTTGTTCTTGACCATATACACAGCAATCAAAAGTTGCTTCTACTTCGTCATCAGGATTTTTTATTCTTCCGTAAAGATGTTTGTCATCTCTCATACAATCCCACCAACTAAAAAATCTATATAATGATAAACCACTTAAAGATATATCTGTATTGTTTACAAACATAGAAAAGAAATTATAACCTCCACTCATAAATGCTACTTTATGGTCTGCAACTGTTCTTGGTATTCTCATTCCTGCTGTACCACTACTTAAATAACCGCCATTAGAAGTATCTTTACCATAGTTTAAAATTAAAAATCTTTCTGCCGAAGCAGGTGAAAATGAATGAACTGTGTAATTAAATTGATGTTTAACGCCTTTTGTTGGAAATACTCTCTCGCCTGTATGACCAAAACCTGAACTTTTTGCAATATGAGATTTATTCATATAAGCATAAGGTGGGTTTTCATCAGCAGAAGTATCAACGACTAATTTTTTAGGACTTGTTGTATGGTCTATACTTATACCTGCATTAGTAGAAGAACCATCTGTTGTCCAACCTGTTCCTTTATAAGCACTTGCTACATCTGACCTTAAAATACCTGTTCCTGCATTACTAACTTGTGTATTTCTAAAAGTACCATTTATATTTCTTTCTTCGTATGGAAAAGCTGAAATGTAATCTTTTTCCATGTGAACAGCAGTAAGCGTGTCAGCAGTTGCAGTTGTATAAGTGTTTCCGTCTAATGATATGGACGACCTGTTTTGAGAACGAGTGCCATCAGCTAATTTAGGATTCCAATTACCATAACCTTCGCCTGCTGTATATAGTTCTGATTGTGAAGTAAAAACAACTTCTCCGCTATCTACTAATCCTCCTGTAAAATTTCTATAACCCGAATTAGCATGAGTAGTGGTTTCAATACTATCTTTACTTATTGTAGGCATAGTTAATGAAGTCATATTTGGTATTGACGTCCATGTACTGTTGTTAACAGATACTTCTAAAGTGTATCCTTTTCCTAAATATTTTGCCATAATTACCTCTTTCTACCTAATAACAGTCCTGCTCCTGTTAGCAAAATTAAACCTAATGCTTGAGGTTCAGGTATAACTGTTAATGGTTTGTCACTTGTTATTGTAAAATCTACTGTGCCTGTAACTTCAGGGTCATAACTAGTTACCATAGCTACAAGCTCATTATTAAATGTATAGTTAGGTAGATAAAAATACAATCCTTCATCTACTTCATAATTTCCGTCATCATCTTCTTCGTCTAGAATATAAGAAGCTGTAAATTGTTCTAACCCATTAAAAGTTTTTTGTTCCGCTATATATAAATATAGATAAGGGTCATTATAATCATAATTAGAATTATTAGAACTTAAATTAGCATTATAATTATTAAAAGTAACAGTTGCTTCTCCTAATGCTGATATATAAAAAATGTCGTAATAGTGAGTTTGCTGTTCAATAGTTACAATATTGTCTTCTAATAAATTTGCTGTATAGTCATATATAATATCTGCTTTAACTGTAGTTGCTAAAAGCAATACAATAATTAATCCACCCAATGCTAATATTTCTTGTAATCTCATTTTTTAAACCAATCTATTAATTTTTTAAATTTACTACTTTTAGGCATAAATAAAGAAATAGTACAAATTAATCCACCTAATCCTATAAATACTGCTATAATATTACCTTTAATAACTTCCCAAATAACTTCTATATAAATCATGTCATACTCCTATCTCGTTCTTTAACAGAAGTCATACTGCCGTCTTTTTCGCTGTCACTTGGACTAGGAGGTTTAACTGCATCTTGAAATGCTTTTTCTATAGCTTTTTCTTCATCTGTTTTATTTTTTTCAGCATCAATTTGTTTTTTATACTCTCCTACAGGTTTACCTAATACTTTTTCTGCTACAGGTAATTCTTTACCTTGAAATTTTGAATCAGCAGGTAAAACTACAGCTATTGTTTCTACGCTAATTGTACCTGTTTCTACTAATTCTATTACAATAGGTTCTGCTTTATTATATGCTTCTATATAATTGTCGTGCATATGTTCTACTTGAAAAGCACCTGCACTACCTACAGCTACTAATCCGCTAGCACCTAAAGAACTAGCTTGTGTTTGAACAGCTTGAACAACAGCTTGTAAACCTGATTGTGTGGTTTGACTAGCTACTTCACTACCGACAGATTCAGAAACTTTGGAAGAATCAAATTTTATTTTCTTCTTACCTTTAGATTTATAAATATCAGAAGAAGAATCATTATCTTCATAGATAATACCCTTAATCGTTACTTTTCTGCCTTTATCTGCCATATAAAAAACCACCCTGCCCTTTCGGGCAGAGTGTCCTATTAACTATGTATAAGTTACTTCGCCACTTACTTTAATTGTAAATGTTGCTGATAAAACTCCGTCCATTGGTGCAGACGCTTCATAAGATGTTACAATTCCTGAGAATGTATCTATTGAAGAACCTCCGTCAGCATACTCTATTTTAAACTTCTGTAATGTTGGATTATCATTTGCAGTTTTTGCTAATGTTCTAAAATCCACATGATTTTTAGCACCTGCGTCAGCAACATCAGGGTCTAAATTTACTGTTACTGATACTTCACCAAAATCAACCAAACCACCTACATAAGTACGGATACCTGAAGTTCCGTGAGATGTAGTTTCAATGGTATCTTTACTAATAGTTGGTGGTGTTAAATCAGTAATATCACCAATTGCAGAATAAGTACTTCCGCCATCAGTAGAAATACTAAATACTACACCATATCCTTTTTGTGCCATTTTAATTACCTCTTTCTAATTGAATATATATTTAAATACCAAGTCTATTGACCTAATATATGTATCGCTTTTATCATCATAATCATCAAATTCATTTTGTGAATTAACGCCACTTATAGTAACTCCACTAGTTAAATTTATAGACTGTCCAACAAAAGCATTTTTTAAACTCTCAACTCTATTATCTAAAGTTGCCAATGTTTTTGAAAAAAAATCAAATTGAAATATAGCATTTCCTGTATCAAAAGAGCCACCATGATGTATATCTGTGTCATTACTTATTAAATTTAGTACACAGTATGGGTCGGAAGCAGTTTGTGGAGCATGGCTTGGATAAAATTTCATGCTACTTCCAATGCTACTTGACTTTAAATAGCTTGCCATTGCTTTATATATTGATTCCGTACTCATGTTCTTACTCTATTTTTACTTGCAACTTTTTCAAAATCCATTTCCACAGACCTTTTTACAGCTTCAACAGCTTTTGCACCTGCTGTTAAAAATGCTTTTCTCATAAATGGTCTATGCTTTGTTCCTAATTTTTCTCTATTAAATTCGTTAAAGAATACATAAATACCTGCGTCTTTATATCTTTCTCTGCCACCAATATAAGTGTATTTTGCTCCAACTATGGAAGTAGTATTGCCACTATTTTTATATTTTTTTACTCTTTGTGTTAACGATTTTCTTAATTTTCCTGTATCTACTGCCACATTTTGCTTCATTTCTTTTATAATTACTTTACCACCTGCTCTAACAGCTCTGCTTGGTGCTAAACGAGAAACATCTTTTGATATTTTACTTAAATTATTTAGCATTTCTTCTATATCTTTTTTTTCTAATTTAAATTCTGAATAGTTACCTATATTTCTTTTTACAAAATTTATTTCGTCAGCAACACGTTTTTGAAAACTCATTAGATAACCTCCCTGCAATGTAAAGTAGTTTGGTCATAACGTCTTTGGTGAGTAATAGATTCAATGTCAAATTCTCTACTATCCCAAGTAAGTTTTTGTCTTATTTGTATACCACTAGCAAATCTTAATCTAAAATCAAAGTTTTGGTAACCAACTTGTTTTCCATTTTCATCAACTTCTTTTCCTGCTTTTGGAATAACTTGTGCGTGATAATAACTAGGAGAATCATCAGAATAAATAGGCTCACCAAAATCTCCTTCTGTTAATGAAAGAGATTTTATAGCAATTTTTTCATCTAATCTTCCTGCATTTCTCATTTTACTTGACTGCTTCCAAAATAAAATCCAACCAAAGCAAGCATAGTTTGTCTTACTTCGGGTAGTAACACATAGCCATTTAATTCTATCCAACCATTTCCTTTAGAAAAAGTGTTACCAAATAAAAAATTAATTAAACCACTACCTTTATCTGCTTCAATAGTTATTGGTTCATTAAAAAAAGCCATAATAAATGGAGCAAAAATAACAGCAAATAATGTACAAAGTGCTATCGTTCTTCTTACTACTTGACCTGCAACTCCATCTCTTTTTGACGCTTTGTCTGCACTATCATCTGCAACTGCTTGTTTTTTTAACATAGACTCAAGCTGTCTAGATTGTGCTTGTGCTTGTGCAGAAATAAGTTTCA